CCAAGAAGCCACTATCACGGACAGGAATGTTTATACTTCCATCGTTATTGATATAATACAGTTCACTGTCATAGTAATCGTTTACATCAACAGCCGCAATCTGCTTAATATAGACACGACCTGAAGTTTCCAGTGCTTCAGTAGCTTTTTCCAGTGCGTTACTTGCATTTGTATTTGCAGTTTGGACTTCTTCAGCCAAATTCCCAACGTAGCCTACGTTATCGTAAACAACGCCTGCCAATTCATTAATAGCCGCTTCGGTCTGTTCTACCATGGATTTGCCGGGGAGTTTCCCTACCAACGGCAAATATTTAAAGTTATATCTTTCAGCCATTATGCAGTTCTCCTCCATACATACGCAGTAATATAAGGTGAAATCGTAGTAAATGCACTACCGCTACCAGTATTGCCTATCGTGTGTGAATGATTGCCATTGCTGTTAACAGTGACGGTATGCGTATGCCCACCGTTAGAAGAAGTCGAACCCGTCCACGCTCCGTCCCTTGACGCATCAAACGATATTCCATTATATCCAACGCCCTGCCCAGTTGAACCTATACCGCCTTTGTCAGTTCTGCGGCTGGTAATGCTCAATGCACCACTATTCGTAAAGCTATCTGCATAAGTGAACATTTCATCATCACTTGCTGACGCTACAACAGAACCAGTAATATTCATCGAACCTCTTGTATGGGTATGTGCCCCAGCAGTTGCGGTTGAAGCGGAATGTGTATGTGTGCCAGTTGTACTGCATGTATGATTATGGCTCGGAATATTATTTACAACCAGCTTTGTAGTAGCAGAACCACCAGTTAACCCAGCCGAATTATAGGTATCACCGACAGCCAAAATCATTCTGTCTTTTACTTGTACCCACGTTCCACCAAACAACGTAGCGGGACTTGTCGGCGAACTTGAAATATAATACGCACCAATCGGATAAGCATCCAACGGAGAGGAAATATACTCTTTAAACTTTTTCCAATAATTAGCATTAGTGCCGGGAGTTACAATACCGCCATTCGTTGGCCCGTTAGAACGCAAGCACCACCATAAATCGCCGTTATAATAAATAATAGACGGAACATCATAGTTGACTTCCGTAGAGAACGTAAACTTTCCACCGCTCTGTTGGAACATGGCAAAAGCGGAAAGCCAGTATAAAATCCCATTAAAATCGGTACGTTTAGGCGGTCTACCGCCATCTAACAACGGATTCGATGTTTCGGGTGGAAAGCCTGCGGTAAGGCTTGCATTACCAAACGATGTACCCGATGGAAATGGCCATGTTTTTTGCCCGCTACTCGCAAAGGCGGTACTCATTATGTCGGGTTGTAACATTTTATCCTCCTAACTCCATAACAAATAAGCCACGGTCGAACGGCTGTAATTCAGAATCCATAAAGCCGAAAATCTTATCTTGGTTAACGACTAACAAGTTCCAATCAACACCCGCACCACGATTCAGATTACCGACAACATAAAAAACGCCCAGTTCATCGGGCGTTAATTCCGTATTAACAAATACATAAGATATAGCCATTGGTTCGCTGTTATATGTAAAACTTTCTCCACCTACTTCGATGGTCTGCCAGTTCGTGACAGGCGTAACGTAACAGATTTTGTCAGGATATAACTGTTTCAGAATATAATTTATGGAATATAGCGAACTATCCATGATGTTAGAAGCCGCCTTGACCATGATTAATTTCCTGTATTCCTCATCTTCAAGCGTTCTTGTAGTCGATAAAGGAGTAATAACGCCTTGCTCGTCAATTGTTACGTCCTGAACAGTTCTCGTTATTCCTACGATATTACCCCATACGTCAAGACCATAACCCTGTGCAGTTTCCACATTAAACATCAAATCGTAAAACTGCGCTATATCGGCATCGGGCAAGATATGGTCTTTCGCACTCTGCAATAAAGCCGTTATCCTCACGCTTGCCGCATATTGACTTTGTATAAACGGCATTAATTCTGTACGAACATCATCACATGCCCGTACATCATCATCGGAACGAAAATACATTATTTCGCCCCCTTACTCATACACTACAGTAACATCGCCAACGCTAATAGTCGGTATCTGCGATGCAGGAATATCCACGTTATCGACAAGACTTCCCGAAGTAGCTGGATACTGAATTTTGATGCTTTCTAACTTTGTTACGCCCGTGTTATACACATCTGCGTAAAACCTTGAAGCATACAATGAATCGCCCATCTTTACACGCCTAAAACTGGAAATTCCATTAAAGTTATTTACCACAGCCTGTTTTATAGCATTCGTTAATGCTGTAGTTTCAGAATCGGAAACAGTTACCTGAATAGCCGTTTCCACAGTTGTAGGACGCTCAATATAAAACGTATAACTAACATCGGGTTGGTCTGCTACTCCATCACCTGCTGGGTTGTAATATACCGCAGTATTTCCACATGTTCCGCATCCAGCATCAAGTTTGTTGTAGATTTCCCTTGCTACGTCCGTATCATCTCCACCATACACGGAAATGTACACGGAATGTCCCGCAATAGTAACGCCTTTCTCGGTAATATCAGTGTTCCCTTTATTTTCCAAAACAATTACCGCAATTACGTTATTCAGGTCAGCAATAGCACCATACAACGAAGCTACCGCACCATGCGAATTTTTAGCAACGCTTCCTGCCCGTCTATTTTCAAAAGCCGCTTGCGTTTCTACATTTCTACCAGTAACCCCAGCCGCCGCATTGGTCACGCTATCCCAGCCGGGAACTGTGGTTATAATCGTAGTCACTGTCTGCGGAGCAACCTCAACAGGGCCAGTTTCAGTACATCGTACATACATCTGTGCCGTACCACCGCTATCAATGGTGACAGGTGCGGTATTAATATACGTATATCCGTTTACATCCTGCACGATAGCACCATACGGAATCGTTGTCCCATAAGCACCGCCAGCAATACAAGTAACGTAAGTAGGCTGTGCAACCTTTCGATTAAGAAAATAAATAGCCGCCAGTGCGTCTTGCCATACACCAACGGCATTTTTGGGGTTAAACATATTGGCAACATAAATAATATCGTTGTCTTTTTCGCTCGCCAACGCAGTTTGTCCATCAATAAGCTGACCAGCAGGAGTTTCTGCGTTAGTGTCCAATTGTGGCAAGTTAGGGTCTGTTGCAAATGCGTTTTTCCATTCCTGCGCTATATTGGCACGTACTACGGAAGTTTCTTCAGCAACAAAACCCGAATCATTATTAAAGGTTACCGCCATAAATTCACCACCCTTTAGAATGATATTTTGGCGGTCTCCCCGCCTGTCAACGTGATATAGGCGTTACCACCTAATACCCTGTTCTTCTCTATCTCTAACACGGCAAGGGCATCTGAAATGCCGTCAACCGCTAATAAAGCCTGCTTTATTCTGCTTTCCAGTATAGGAACAGCCGCCACACCATGCCCTAACTCAATATCGAAGTGTGGAATCCCTTTTTGCTGGTCGAAGTAAGCATCATTCGTAAAAAGCCTTACTGCATTACTTCCGTTCTGCGCTATGGCATACGCTTCTGTAGCGACCTTAATTTTTCCGTCACTATTAAGCGTAATATCCCACGAATCATCTAACATCAATGTGTAAGCACTCATTTAACCACCTCAATTTATTGCCGTACTTGTATCACCATGTACGCCATGATGGTAATGGTTGGACAAGCTGTGTCCATTCCCTTTTATATCGCCAGTTGCGGTCAGTTTTCCATTTAGCGTAATATCCCCGTTTATAGTAATTCCGCTATTTGCCGTCAAAACCGCAGTTCCGTTTTGGTTTAGCTGTAAAAAAGTTTCGGGATTCTGATTTAAAAAACCTCCAATATACCAGCCGTCTGACATGGAAAACTTACGGAAACTTCCTGCGGTTACAGGCTTTTCTATTCCTGCTACCACATTCGAAGTATCCTTTTGTGCAAATACCGCTATGCCAATATCCCCGACAATAGGGTCAGTTATTACCGCAACTTTTCCACCCTGCAAACGGAAATACGGAAGACTTGGAATGACCGCCACATCAACCGCATTGCCTTGTGCGTCCATATCGTTGACCAACGGCAAGACTTTCACATAACCAACGCTACCATTTCCTGCCATGACTTGCGTTACTCTAACGGGAATAGCCGTATTGATTTTGTTTATCATCGTTCGCATCATAAAAGATAGCTGATTATACGGAGTTTCGCTTGCGTATATATCAGCTATTCCCTGTACTGCTCCCTGTCGGTTGTTTTTCTCCGGCATCGTTGCTCTCCTCTTGTACCCATGTAGCGGAAACAGAACTGCTCCATTGACCGCCATTAGGAACATATGCTTCTAATCGTGTATTAATCTTTGTGACTTTCCATATCCCGCTTGCCCTCGGTACAACAGATTCAACTTTAACCAGCCCGCCAATTTTCAGGTTCGGGTCAAAAATCATATTAAAATCGATTCCGTCGTTGCTAAAAGCAGGATAACCCAACAAACCATGCTGGGCATCTACTAATACCGCATTACCGCCCATCGGTTTATCCATTGGCGAGATTTTAAACTTCCCATCGTCAATGATTAAATCTATGCCCACATCTCTTGCCAGCGTTTGCGCTTTTTCAACAGGTGAGCCACGATAGACAGCATTTCGTACACTTGCATTAACTCCGTTATTTTCGAGCGTATATCCAGCTTCTACCGCCCATTGTTCCATCAATTTGGAAACCTGTTCTTCGCCATCAACAGATGTTGCAGGAGTAGCCATTAATGCCCCGTGTTGTGCGGCAATGGCTTTTACCTGTAAATTCATCGTTGGCGCATTTTGAAAATCTCCATACGCATTTTCGAAATCACCGATAAAAACAGTTTGTAATTGTTTCCCAACCTCTCCAGCGTTAATCGTTATCTGATTTTTAAATCTCTGTAATGGTCTGAACGACAGCGTGGTCAGCTTGCGAACCACATCAATATTTAAGTTGCCTATCGTTACAGTACAGGACGGGCGTTCATCCCCACCTTGTTTCTGTATTTCCACAGTTGTCGGCAATCCCTGAACAGTAATCTGATTCGCCCCATTTTCGAATGTGCCTTCAGCCATTGCCATAACGACCTGTATTGTTTTATTAGTAAAACTACCCATATTACCACCTAAAATCGTTTGTAACAGCGTTTTACGTTTCGCTTGATGTATTTATCATGTTTATCCTGAACGGCACGTATGCAAGCTTATAACGTGTATTTAGCATATCGTACGTTGGCTTCATATTGTACCCGTTCATGTCGATAAAAAATAAACTACCCACGAAATACCTGTTGTTATAAGGCACAAGATTGTTTCCACAGTTACAGATAGTATTCTGTGTTACCACATTCCCGTTACAAGTCAGTGAGAAGTATAGATAATCTCCACGCTTTTTAATTGTGATAATGCAGTTTTGGTTATTCAGCACCACCTGAAATCGTTGCGCAGGAATAGCCGAAACCGGAATAATTCTCAAACCATTTAAAGCGTCAGCCATTTTAACCACCGAACCCCGGCAAGCTTACCTTTCCGAACACATCGTAAAGCGTACTGCTTGCCTTTTCCTTTTCTTCCGTTGTTCCCTCGCTCGTTCCCGTCATACCAGTATCTACAGTATCAGTGCTATCAGGGTTCGCCGCATCGCCTTGTGTTATCGGTGTAGCATCATTAACAGTAACATTCGTATACCCTTGCTGTACCTGCTTAACTTCCTTACAATCAAGGGCAACTACCATCATGCTTGTAGATGTTTCAAATACCGTAGAATATCCCTCAAGCGATAAATCGTAGAACGTCATAAACGGATTTACAAACGAAAACAACTCTGTACCGATTTTTAATTTTTCTAATTTTGCCAACGCAGATGAAAAATCATTATTCGGCATCTGTAACGCCAATTCAAAATGATATTCTCTCGGCTCTGTCGTTTTGTTGTAAGATGCAAAACTATTCTGTTCGATAGGCTCTGATACAACTGTGCCGTTACTTCCGTATTCAGCTTTTAGCAAGCTTTTAAAGCTGATTATCGGTGTGCCATCTTCTCCCGCAATAGTCCAAATCTGATTTTGGGAAAACGGAAAACTGGGGTTATTCCCCATTAAATCGCCAAACGAAATCAAGGAACTACACCCCCATTCGCCTGCGGTGTATATCCGCTTTTCTCCATGAATGTTTGTGTTGCCGCCGCCCCCGAAAGATTCACGTTATAAATCTTCTTTGAATTGTCCGTAGAAGTCGTACTATTGTTATTTGTAGTCGTGCCACCACCGATGAACTGCTTAATCTTCCCAACGCCGGGAATCGCATTTACAACGCTTGTAATATCAGGCATTATGCTTTTTATCCAGTTCCATTTCTCCTCTAACCAAGAAATAAAGCTGTCCCATGCAGAACGTGCAGTGTTAGCCGCACTGGATAAAGCATTACCAATAGCATTCCCAACAGCAGAAAATATTGACCTTATTGTGTTTCCAGTGCTTTCGATAACTTCTAATATAACGGTTGCAATAGCAGAAAAGATTGATACTATCATTTTTCCTGCTATCTCAAAACCTAACGTAATAGCCTGTACAATCTCATCACTGAAATTGTAGATAAAAGCTATTACGGCAACGATAGCCGCACCAATGATAATAGGTATCGCACCAGCCGCAGTTACAAAAGCACCAACGATAGCAGATATAATCGTAGGTGCTACCGCAGTTAGCAAGCCCAACAAAACAACATCCGCCCCGTCCAGTTTAGACAGGAATTTTACGATGGTGTTGATTGCATCCCCAACGGCTTTAAATCCTTTTGCAATATCTTCAGGCTTGCCCATCGACTTCCATAAATCTTCGAACGCAGAATTACCATTATTGGAGTAAACGTATAAATCTTCAATCATCAGCAACAACGTGCCGATAACAGTAATTACTTTCATTACGGGGCTAACGCTCAACTCCTGAAAGAAACCAATAACGGCCTTGTATAACTGACCACTGAAAGCAACCGCCAAAATCAGCACGGCATTTTTTAACGCAGTAATATTTTTACGTAGGAACAAAACAGCGTTTGTCAGGTATTTTGTTACTTTGGATGCCGCAGATATAATCAGCGAGAACACAGGAATAAACAGTGTTTTGATAGCTGACGTAATTTCCTTGAAGCCTTTGTTCATTGCGGCAAGTGCCTTGGCATCTTTAGCAGTATAAACGCCTAACTCTTTCTGCCTTGCTATTAACTGCTTCATGCCCTTTTCGCCACTCTGCAAAAGTTTGATAGTTCCTTTATCAAACCCCATAGAACGGAGCATATTCGCACTTTGTCTTTTATCCATTCCTTCAATCGCTTTGCCGATAGCGGATAAGGATTCCAGTACAGGCTTTTTCGCCAGTTCCACTGCATCCAGCCCTAACGCTTCAAAAAACGGTTTAATGCGTGAATGCCCTGTAACAGAAATGCGAGTTAGATTTTGGTTCAGCGTCATCAGCGTTCCCTGAAACGCTTCAACGTCACCACCACTTATATTGACAGCCCTTGCCCATGCTGTCATATCCTCGATGTTAGTATGCGTGGCTTTACTCAAGGCGTTCATTTGCTTCATTTCGGAATTAATAGAATCAAAAATCGCACCGAAAGATAATGTAACCCCAGCCAACAGCGGAGCAAATAGTTTCGAAGCAATCCCCGAAAGCCCTGTCACAAGCTTGTTCTGTACAGTTGCCACGCCTTTATCTACTTGTTTTGTATCTAACCCAATAGCTATTAAGATTCTATCAACTACTGCTTCACTCATTTCCTACTCGCCTTATCCTCATTTATACTATTGATATATACAATTTCGTACATATCCAACGCATCTTCATAACTGTATACTGTCTGCAATTCATGCAGTGTTGCGTACCTTTTAGATATAAGCACCGCAAATAACGGGCTCACATTTTGGTATTTTTGCCAATTTCTATTGTCGGCTTTGAAGTGGTAGGACGGGAGTTCCCGTCGTCCCCGAAAAAATCAAAACTAATTGAGAACGCTTCTTTTTTCAGCGTAAACAGCGTTTTGAAGCTTTCCACATAGCCGTTCACTGTTTCGGGCGTACACTGTTCCTCCATATTGCCGTTAATTCGATAGCAACAGGATAACAGCGCATTGCTGATAGGCTCTAACTTTTCGTAATCAACCTTATCCAATGCCGCAAAAAGCGTCTTCGTATTCAGTACCATCTGCGGATTTGACCGCAAAGAATCCACATCAACATCGCCCATTTCCTTGTTTGCCAGTAACAACAAAACCTTGATAATCAGTTTCTCCTGCTCCGTTGCTGGTAACTGCCGAATCTTAAATTTCAGCATATTTCCGTTATCGTTTAAAGTAATAATTTTTTCTTTAAGCATAATACCTCCGAATATCACGCAAAACGCTCCGTAATGCGTTTAAAACCTCTTGCATGAGTAAATAATCACGCAAGAGGTAAAAACGCTTTATAGCCAATTTTAAAGCTTTACAGAATGGAACGCTTTTCGAAATCAAAACCATAGCTTACAGGGTCAAGCACTGTTTTCAGTGCGGGCAACGGCTTCGCAGTTTTCAGCACCCCGTAAGAATATGTGTATGTCTTTCCAGTAGACGGAACTTTAATCACTAAATTAACTTCATACGTTCTGCGGTTCTTCTGACTTGCAAGGTACAGATTATTTAAATACTGTACACTCGGGGAAGTAGCTTCAAACGTAATCGTTACCGCTTTAATAGACGGAGTATAGCCTGCCGCCATGTATCCATCAACACCCATACGGGTTTCGGCAATGGTATCTTCGTCTTCATCAATCGCTTGGTCGGTAGCGAAGTTATTCAGGGCGAATCCAGCAGGATAAAGGTCTTTTACTGTCATGTACGCAGTAGCGTTTGCAGATGTAATATTATTCATACTGTTTCACCCCCTTACATTAAAGCCGTCAGCGGAATGTTAAGCTTATTAACAGAACCGCCGTAGGTGTACCATACGCTGATAATCGGAGTGCCACGTTCAGCACGAACCGAAGCGCCGGGGTCTAATACCTGATAGTAATAACCTTCGGTGAAAAGCTGTTCAGAAATATCTTCTCCAGCTTCAATGTAAACCTCGGCTTTCTGTTTTTCGCTCAATTCAACGCCTGCATCAATAACACCATTAAAGATTGCCTGATTAATCGGGTCTTGTAACCATGCGCTAACCTGCGTATAACCCATTTCGTTATACGGAACACGCCCCGCCATCGTCAGGCCATCCATGCAGGAAATCTGCACAGCAGAACGTAACCAAATAGCGTTAACATAAGCGTCAAGCCATTTATATTTTCCGCTTACTGTGCCGTTGTACAGGAATACAAATTCGGGATTCCGTGTTGCCCAGCGTCCGTAATAGTTTACGCCAGCCGCTTCAAGGTTGCTTGCTTCCGTTCCATCAGTAACCATAGCCGCCAACCCGCTCTGCGATTTGAAAGCGAAATTGATAACGCCCTGTCTGCGGTTCCAATCGATAGAAGCCGCTTCTGCCATGATAAATACCGCATATTCCGCAGTACCATATACAACAGATGTACCGCCATACTGTGCGGTTTCGATAGCATTTCTAACGGTCTGTGCGGTTGCCGCAGATTCAGAAACATATGCACTAAACAGGAAAGATACACCCTGCGAACTCGTCCACTGTGCAAAACCCATAATTTCGTCAGAAGTCATGCTATCTACACAGGTAAACGATACCCAGTTTTTCGTATTTTCGATAACATTAGTCATTGCCTGTACAGGGGTCATGCTATCGCTACCAGTACTGATTACTGCACCCGAGTTTTCGGTCATTCCCAGCATAGCGGAAATGTCTGTGCCTTCTTCTCCTGCGGTAACGTAGGAAATAGTGCTGGTCGCACCAGTGCTTCCGTTGGTAATAACAAATCCTTTAGTAACACTGGAATATACAACAGTACTGTTCGGCACGTTAACAACGATAGCGTTCTGAATTACCTGTGCGACATCGCTCAACGATTCGATAGTATTAAAATCCAGCCCAGTATATGCCTGTTCCGTTCCGTTTAAACTGATTTTAAACGAGCCATCAGCAATGCTCTGAAAATCTCCATAAGTTGCAGAAATTTCAGCACCAATAATGCTCGCCCCCATAGCGATAGAACCTCTACGGGCAAAATACAGTTTTTCAGGCTTACGGAACGAATTATCATAGCCCAAAAAATAATTTGTTGCCAGTGCGTATTCTTTGGAATCTACACCGAAATAACTTCCAACTGCATCAGCAGACGGAAAACTCAATAACTGCGGAAACGTACACAAGGGATTGTCCGTCAGTAATAAGCCGCTCATTACCAACTGTCCGCTACCGCCGTAAATCACTCGTGGATTTACGCTTACGATGAAATCGGCAGGAATTGCCAATTTAATCACTCCTTTCATGGTTCGTGATGTACGTCTACATTCTCAATATATGCAGATACCGCATTTGCCGTTTCCTGCGGCAATACTACGCTATCCCATCTTGAAAGATGTAATACAATGCGGTATCGGTGTATATATTGCTGTTCCTCATCAACGAACGGCAGATATTGTACGTCCTCCGCATAATCAAGAGTAATTTTATACTCGCTAAAAAAGTTACAGCCTACGAATGACCGCCCCACAATAGCAAGCGTGGTTGCCCTTTTCGCAAGCGTTTCTCTATCATCACCGCAAAAATCAATGTTGATTACATATTCCCGCAACGTATATAGCGTTACTTCCGTATCAGAATACCTTTCAACATTAGTCCCGATGCGGTTAATCGATTGGTCGTAATACATCGTCCAATCGTTTATTTGTGGCAATGTGGAGCGGTTCTGATACCCACGATAAAGGTTATCCTGTACCACATCCGTGTATTTCAGAATAAAATCGTTTACCGCTTCATACATTCGAATCACTCCATTCACTTGCCGAAAAATCAGGCGGTGTTACTATCATGTGAACACCCACATTGCACCAGCCGTCCCAGCTCCAATCCTCAAGCACAGCGGTAACAAGCCAGTACGTCCCATCGTTGCGCTGGATAACATCTCCGTTGCGTGTAATAGGTAACCGCCTTTCACCACTTGCTGGCAACGAAGTATCAGAATACAGGAACACCTGCTCACTGGTCTGTGTATCGTTCATAGCTTCAAGATGTCTTAACGTATCGCTATCCAACGGCTGGAAATTGGCATCAATCTTTTTAGGCTCTGCGTATACAGGGGTAACTTTTCCTTTTACATTTTTCTGCCCTAAACTCTGATACAATATGCAGTTTTCATCGGGGTGAATTGCAGTTATAGCCCCTCTCACAACATGATGTAAGTTAACGCCAATCATTTATGCTCCACCTTGTACGTAACCGAATTAATCATAACGCCAGTGTCATGCAGTACCCTTGTCGGGTCGTTCCCTTGCTGATTCTTACCCTTTGCACCAGCAGATTTCCTTGCTTTTGCCGCTATCGTTGCGGGCTTGTTCGGTCTCGGGTCATTCGGCGACCACGCTTTAATAGTTTTTACGACATCTTTCGATGCGGTCTGCCCTACAATATCGTGTGCCGCACGTATACTGCTTTCCCTGATGCCTTGCGAACGCAGGATGCCTTGGAACATCTTGCACCATCTATCCCGCTTTTCATCGGCTGTACGCTTCAGGAAAGGACGGGGCGGATTGTGTCCACCATACTCGTTCAGATAACCAACATACGCAACAGGAGTTCCATCGCTATAACTTGCTTCTTCGAAAATCCCTATCTGCGTTTCGTATTTAGCATCCTTAATGTCTTGCAGGTATTTTCTCAAGCCTTTAAGCCGGAAATCGATTTTGCCAATCGCTAACATGGCGTCCACCCTATATACCGCATACCAACACGATATTTAGCGGTTGCAAGCCAAAACATACTGCCACATTGGGTCTGACTATACCAGTTAGGATTGCTCGTATACGCCTGTAAGCCGACGGAAACTTTACCCTCTGTGGCAGATGTTAGTAAGCCAACCATGCCTGTACCTCTCTGCTGTAACGTAGCAATATGGCAC